GGCAAGGCATGGCCGCCTGAAGATCCCGACGAGGCCAACAGGCTCAAAGAACATGCTTTCAATCGTCAGATCTACAGCAATCAGCATGAGGTCTTCGAGAAGTATGCCGCTTATCTGCGAGACAAAGCAGACGACGATAAGAAGGTCGCTATAATCCTTGGTTGGGGTGAGAAGGCCACAACGAATTATATCAATCTCTGCATCGGTGACGATCCAGATGTTGAGCTGGACGGCGAGGACCTGGTAGACGAGCGTCCCGATGAGGAAGTGCTCATTGATGTCAGTCGTTACGGCTTCGGCCTCTATGAGCCTACTGAAGACGGTATTTTCGCCCAGAACCCTGAGAACTGCTACCTCGTAAACGCTCCAGGTAATATCCGCAAGGTCTCGGAGTACGTATTTTTCCACAAGTTCACAGTCGAAAAGACGGAGTACCTCAAGCTCACTATCCATGGCAAAGGCTACATCCAGCATCTCATATATGAGCTTAAAGAAGGCAAGCTGGGCGATAGGCAAGATCTCAAGGCTTTCTCGGCCTACGCTGGCCTGATGGTTGATGCCGAGGGCAAGCAGATCACTGGCATTGATGATATCCTGATCGTTCGGGTAGACAATGCCCTCTCCACTGACATAAGATATGGCAGATCTGACTATACGCCATCGGTCGCCTCTCTGATCGAGGCCCTAGATAGGGCGTTCGCTGATAGATTCGAGTTGCTGAGGAAGTATTCACGGCCGGTGTTCTCTGGGGCACCCAACCATTTCGATTTTGCAAAAGGAACATGGGACGTTCGGTTAGACATGCCTTTCAACAAGGAAGATAGTGGATCTGACCCGAAGTTCGTTCATCCAGACGTTGGTAGCATGGAACATGTAGAAGCTGAGATTGAAGGCTGCATGAACCAACTCCTCTATATGCTGGACCTGGTCAAGGTTGAGGAGGCCAACAAGGCCGAAAGCGGGACGGCCCTTGCTCTGAAGCTGCAGCCCACTCTCTCCAGGGTGAAGCGCTTCGCAAAAGCCCTCAAGAAGGCTATCCCGAAAGTCGAGGCCCACTACAATCAGCTCATCGGCAATCCTATTGATATCGAAAAGATCACGGTTGACATCCGGAACGGCCTGCCAAAAGATCAAGCGGCAACGATACTGTTCGTGTCAACTGCCTACGCCGGTGGATTCATGAGCCTGGAGACTGCTGTGGCCACTGCTCAGGACTTTGAGATGAGTGACGATCCCGAAAGCCCACTACAGAAGGAAATCGCCAGGATCAAGTCACAAGTGAATAGAGATCCTGACGGCTCTTCCTGAAGAACCCAATTCCTAATCATCGGCTTACTCCGGGCATAATCGGAGGGAGATTTTTATGACAGACCCAATAGTACCACCAGCCGGCACGCTACCGGCAGAACAACCAGAAGGCGGGAATAACCAGATACCATCGGCACAGCCGGGGAACAGTCCACAGCCCCCACAACATTTCATCATGAACCAGGAGCAATTTAACCAACGCTTCGCTGAAAAAATGGGGGCAATCGAGAAGGAGCTTGGCCTTTCACCTGGCGGCCTCAAGGACTTCGTAGCCGCTCAGAAGAAGGCTAAGACTCCAGCACCACCGACAGGGGAGACACTTTCCGGGGCAGACCTGAAGATTGCAAAAATGGAGGCGCTGATGACGGCGGGCGTATCGTCAAAGCAGATACCGCTTCTTCTTCAGCACCTCAATATCGCGGGGAAGACTCGCGAGGAAATTCAAACTAGTGTGGAGCAGCTTATCGAACTCAAGCTACTCACAATCGAGACACCTGCTCAGCAAGGGAATCAACAGCAGCCACCTGGTCCACCGCAAGCGGCCCAGGGCGCGGGAAACAATGGTGTGCCGGAAAATCCGGCCAAACGAATCTGGAAGGCATCTGAGATCGCCAAGATGTCCTCTGCAGATCATATCAAATTCAAAGATGAGATCCTGCTGGCGATGGATGAAGGTAGGGTCATTGAGGGTTAAGTTATGGTTAGCGCATTTATCCCGGAGTTCTGGGCTTCTATGGTTCTTGATTTTGCACGGAAGAACCTGGTTTACGCCCAGCCGAATGTGGTGAATAACAAATGGAGCGGAGAGATCAGCCAGCGAGGAGACACGGTCCATATAATCGGAGTCGGTGATGTCGATATCATAGATTATACCGATGGGACCGATATGGCCGATGCAAGCGCCCCGACTGATGCTGAGACTCTGCTTGAGATCACTGAGGACAAGGCTTTCCGGTTCCTGATCACAGACAAGCAGAAGAAGCAGGCTGCAGGGGAGTTCATGAGCCCCATGATGCAGAAGGCTGGATACAGGATGAAGGATGCGATCGACCAATTCGTGGCCAGCCTCTACACAGACGCCAGCTCTGCAAACCTCGTTGGATCAGATGCCTCCCCCAAGACACCCATAACCACTGCGGGAGACGCCAGCAACGTCTTTAACCTGATGGTAGACTGCGGCAGGAAGCTATCTGACAGCCTGGTTCCCACCAATGGCAGATGGATGATCATACCCCCTGCGATGGAAGCATTGGTGGTCAAAGAACTGCATCAGTCCGGATCTTCAGCTCCCGCTCTGGGAACCTCTGCCACCATGACCGGCAGAATAGGGAACCTGGCCGGATTTGACATCCTGGTATCCCATAACGTGCCAAACACATCGGGGACAAAATATAAGGTGATGTTCGGCACCAGTGAGGCCATTGGCTTCGCCGATCAGATGGGAATTGTGGAGACTATCCGCCACCAGAAACAGTTCGCGGATATCGTCAGAGGTCATAATCTGTATGGCGCAAAAGTGGTGCAGCCTGACTATCTGGGTGTCATGACCTGCAATTTCTCTTAGAGGTGATACAGATGAAGAAATTCCTTCCAATACTTCTCTTGGCCATGATGCTGCTCCTCGGGGCGGCATCGGCCACTTATACGACCATGACCCCGGTCAGTATGGACAGCCAAAACGACTGGGGCAGGATGACCGCTGCTTGGACCACCATCTTAGGGAACGGCTCGACCTGCAATTTTGCAGTTGATGGCGTATCTGACTATCTCCTGCTCGTGAACATTACTTCATGGGATGTCACCGATCCAACCGTTGACGTCCTCAACGTGATGGCTGGTGATAATCCGCCTGCATTCAGGTCCGGCATTGGCAACTTGACCCTGACCATGGACGACATGCTTGGGGCCGGAACGGTAATAGTGGGCCCTCTGGAAAGCGCCCGGTTCATGAACGAGACTGGATACATCAACATCGGGAGCTACATGGTAACCGGAAAAATGACAGTCCTGGAGGTGAGCTAGTGGCCGCGGCTAAGATGGTCAGGTTCCGTAACAAGCGGACCGGCGTAACCTGGGAGATGAACGAAGGCACGGAGGCAGCCAAACGCTGCCGTCGCCAGAATCTCGATTATGAAGAGGTCAAGCCGGAGAAATCCGGCTAAATATCTTTTTGCTGATTAATAATAAATGGTGATATCAAGCATTGAGACTGACGTAGAGCTTGATGCCTGGAGAATAAGATGTCAACTGCAGGCCCTAATTCTTGCGGAACTGGAAGCAATTATAATGATGGGGGAGATAACGCATGGTCCTCGCCCACAAATATTCAATCAGATGATAGCTCTTATGCATCCGTAGCTTTGGGTGGAGCAGCATATTCTCAAGCTCTCTATGCAAAGAATTTTGGCTTCTCCATTCCTACAGGCGCAACGATAACCAGTATCAAATTTACTGTCAAAAGAAAGGCCAGTATGGGATATTGCATTACCGAATATCACATTATCATGTGTGATGCGTCGGGATCGCCTTCTGGTTCCGATAAGGCTGATACTTCAACAAAATGGTCTGACGCAAATGAGACAATAGAAAAGCCTAGCGGTGCGACTCCAGGTGATTCGACTTACTGGGGCTTAACGTTAACACCTGAGCTTGTAAATGATGCCGATTTCGGCCTCAAAATTTCTGCCCGTAATACAAATATGTATATGTATCAGCAGACGGCGTACATCCAGTACGTTAGCTGCACCGTCACATATACAGTTCCAGCAACGCTGACTGCAAACTCGGGCAGCTTTGAGATCACCGGCACCTCATGCAGCTTGCTCAAATCCTCCATCATAGTCCCTGATGCCGGGGAGTTTTCGCTTTCCGGCGATGCGGCAGATCTATTGAATAGTCGATTGCTCTCATGCGGTTTAGGCGAGTACAGCTTATCTGCTGCTGGGGCAGGCCTTGTCAGATCCAGAATCATATCCGTTGCATCTGCGGATTATTCGCTTGCAGGCAATCCCATATCTCTATTAGCTTCTAGAAGGCTCGGCTGCGTTTCAGGCGAATTCAGCCTGTTAGCGGCGGATGCTGTGGGCCTGCTCAAAAGCTCGATTCTCTCGGCCGGCATTGGGGAATATCTTCTCTCCGGGACCGATGTCATGTTTGAGCTGACCGCCTCAGGCGCATATATCCTAGCGGCCTACTCGGGAGCTTTCGAAATAGCCGGGACCAATGCAGATCTCCTGAAGAGCTCATTATTATCCGCGGGCGCTGGCAATTATTCGATATCAGCAAGCATATCGAACCTTTATGCAACGCGCATAATATATGCCGGTGCTGGTAGCTACAATATAGCTGGTACAAATGCCAGCCTTCTTAGAAGCATTCGGCTGGCTGCTCTGGTCGGCACGTTTTCCACGGCCTCATCATCGGCAAGTCTCCTGAAGAACTCTGTCCTGATTCCATCTGCAGGAGCTTTCGAAACAGCCGGGACCAATGCAGATCTCCTCAAAAGTTACATTCTCTCATGCGAATCCGGCAGCTATATCATC